ATAATATTCTTGTTGCGGGACTGCATTAAACGTAATGTATTGCCAATAAGGAATTAAATCTGTTTAAATCTGCTTAAAGTTAAGTAAATCATTAAGCATTTGAAGGCCGTCATAAATTATGTCCCGCCTGCTAATAACACTTGGCGATTATCTGCTCAAAATAATGGGCTACTGTGGCCAAGCGATCAAACGGGCATAGGATTACTACAAACAAAGCCTGATAACACAAAGGCTGTAGTGCGTTTCCCTAGCAAGGGGAATATGATATTTGTAATGGGTGAAACAGTCACAGAGGCATGGTTTGATACGGGCGCTCAGGGATTTCCTTACCAACGTACTAATCAATTTAACATTGACTACGGATGCATCTCAGCTGCTACAGTGGCTTTCTTGGACGAATATGTTGTTTGGCTTGCTCAAAATGAAAAATCTGGCCCAATTATTTTATACTCAAACGGTGGAATGCCTGAAAAAATCACAACAGATGGTATCGACTTTCTTTTCTCTACATTACAAAATCCCCAGGATTCCCAGGCTTTCATGTATAGACAAGATGGCCATCTTTTTTATCATATTAACTTTTATAGTGATAATTTATCCCTTTATTACGATTTCGTAACGAAGAAGATTTATCACGCAAGCGACCAAAATCTTAATTACTTCATAGCCTCTGAGGTAGCATTCCAAGATAACCAATATTATTTTGTGTCCAAGAATAATGGCTGCTTATATGCCTTTGATTCAACGTTCACTACCTACCAAGATGTTAATAGCTTAGGCATAAAAGAAACCCACGAAATCCCACGCATTCGTTGTTGTGCTAACGTTAGAACGCCTGATCAGGAATATCACATCATAAATGATATTGGGTTCACAATAGAATCAGGCGAAACAGATTACCAGCAACAGTCATTGGGGGAGATTATATTAATAACACAAGATGGAAGGCCCTTAGAGACTCAAGGGGGCACACAAGCACTTGTGACGCAAGATTTAGAATTTCTTATATCACAGGATGGTAAAGAATTAATATCACAACAGGCAACAGGCGTTACAAGTGCCATCCTAATAGCGCAGCAGGACGCGAATACGGGGACTTCTAATTTATCCCTACCACATGTAGACATTTCTATTTCGATTGACGGCGGGGCTACGTTTGGCAATGAGTGGGCATATTATTTGCCACCCATTGGTCATCGTAAAAATAGAATTTATTGGTGGCAACTAGGCCTTGCAAATGACTTTGTCCCGCAGTTTAAATTCTGGGGCTTAGGTCGCTTTGTAGCAACCGATGGCCTGGTTAACATAAGGGATTGAAATGGTTGCTCCAACTAAAAATCCACCGACTATATTTCCTGATTTGCCGCGTGCATCTCCAATGGTTGATAAGGATGGCAATGTTAATCACTTGTGGGGCCTTGGATTTGCGAATTTATTTCAGCAATTGCAGCAGAATTTTGGTAATGAGGGGATATTATTTCCAAGTCTAACCACAACACAAGCAAATCAGATAGCCGCTAATTACACGCAATACTATACTCCTAGCAATATACCGCTACCACCAGGAATAAAAAACATAAGCGGCCAGACGATTTTTAACGTAACAATTTCAGCGCCACAGATATTTATTATTAGTTTTGATGGGGCAACGCCTCCAAATGTTACGGGTGCAAGATGGTGGACATTCACGATTACGTGATAATGTAAAATTTAACCTAATCGTGCAATAATATGGATAAACTTGATTTAAGGATGAATCATGGGATTTTTAAGTGGACTATTCGGCGGCAAAGGTTATAAAAATCCCGCTGATTCGGCAAATAAATATATCGATCAAATACCTGGACAAACCTCGCAATACTTCCAGCCCTATATAAATGCCGGCCAAAATGCGCTCCCTCAATTGCAGGGACAATACAATGACCTATTAAATAATCCTGGCGGCAAACTAAACCAAATGGGCGGTCAGTTTCAGCAGTCCCCTGGCTTCCAATTTGCCCTACAGCAAGCCCTTCAAGGCTCAGGTCATGCAGCGGCCGCAGGTGGTATGGCGGGAAGTCCACAGCATGAAATGCAAAATATGGGCATAGCAACTCAATTAGGGAACCAAGATTATTATAATTATTTAGACAAGACATTGGGGCTCTATAACAAGGGTCTTGAGGGCGAACAGGGGATGGCTCAAGGCGGTCTCACCGCAGGTACAAGTATGGCAGACATGATATCCCAGGCCTTAGCTCAACATGCCAATTATGACTTTAGGGGCCAGCAAGATAAGAACGCTCGAAAGAATGATTTGTGGTCGGGCCTTGGTAATTTGGGTGGTGCCGCACTAGGTGCCTTCTTCGGCCATTAAAAGGAATTTATCATGGTGTTTTCATTTGCTAACGTTGTATCCCAGGAACTGCCTAAGCATCCTTTGCATGGTCTTATTAGTAATTTGATTGGCGGCTATGGCCAGGGTATTAAGGCCCATTATATGCCTGAACAAATACAGGCTGATATATTTGCAAAGAAACTTGGGCCATTGGCTACACTTTCAGCAAACCCTATTTTTATGCAGAACCCACAGTTTCAGGAAGCGCTTGGACATCTGGTGTCTAGTGCATTTAAGGGCCATGGTGGCGCTGAAGGCGCCTTGGGAGACTCCCTTTCTGCTCCGACATATTCCGGTCAGGCTAATATGGATGCCGACGAGGCCGAGGCATTGGCCAATCGCCAAGCCGGCGCGGGCACGGCAAATGTTCATGCTTCAGGGTGGGTCGGACAGTTAAACAAATTTGCCCCAGGATTTGGTGACAAGGTATCTCAATTTTTAACAGGTGGGGCCGTAAATTCCAAATTGGCAAAAGAAAAAAATACACTAGATACACTTTTTAGCCGCATGAAACAGTACGCCATAAATTCTAAAACTTTGCCGGAAAAAGATATCGATGAACTATTTGAGACAAATAAAAATGAAACTGATGCAGACAAATTGGCCCGAATTAGAAAAACAAATCCAGGGTTATATAAAGGTTACTTTGGTCGCCAGAAATCCGGGGGAACCGGGGGAACGAGCAGTAATGAAGATCAGAACGAATCGGATAATGCATTATTAAACACAGCCTCAACATTAGCGGAACAAATTAAATCCCGTGCTGGCGTTGATTTATCACCCGATGTTATCTTTGGTTATTTGCAAAGCCATCCAGGCGAAATTCATATCGAAAAAATGATTAAGGAATTACGCGGATGAGAGAGCGCACAATAAATTGGGGTAAATATGGCGAACCCCAAAAAAATAGCAGGCAATCTAGCTCCCAAAGCAAAAACGAAAGAAAAATTAATTGGGGAAAGTATGGTGCGCCATCTGAGGAGGGTGAAAACCCCCTAGGCTTGATGGGTGATTACTTAAAAGCCCTACCACAGGGCACGTTAAAAAGGCTTGGTGAGTTTGGTGCATCAGCTTTTAATTCCCCTACCGAAATATCAGAGGCTTTGGGAGGCAAACAGTTATATCCTCACTTTAAGCCCTTTTATGAGCCACCTTCACCAAAAAATATTTTTGAAGCGGCTGGTCATAATATGGGCCCAGGAATAGCGGAATTTGCAGCTTTAGCGCCACCATTAGCAGCTAGCAAATTAATTTCAAAACTTCCCGAAGGCGCAAGTTTAATCTCTAAAATTATTCATGCAGGTAAAAGAGATGGGCGCGGTTTCAACTGCGGGCGCCTTAGAAGGGCTTGCCATAGGTGAGCCTAATAGATTGGAAAAAGCTCAAGAGTTTGGTGGCGCTAGTGGTGCCATGGAAGCAGCGGGACAATTGGCATCTAAAGCCTTGTCTTATAGACCATCATCGCAATATGAGGTGGCTCAGGATAAATTTAACAAGGCTATTGAAAATCAGGAAGCACAAAACCAGGCATTAAAGATAGCCCAGGGCAAAGCCAAGCAAAATGAAAATGTAAAATTAAAAGAGCCTGAGCAAATTTTTCCTAAAATTGAAAACATAAATAACCATATATCAGACGCCATAGATAGGCTGAAGGAATTGCCCACAGATGATTTCCCATCGGTTACTCATGCTGCTCATACACAGCTGCCTGTTATTGCTGAAGAGGCACTTACGGACTTAAATAAAGGCATATCGAAACATATGGGCGCGGGTAATAATCCTGATAAACCTTTGGCTCATAATGTAGCCGATTATTTTGTGGGGGCTAAAAATCCTTCTACTGGAAAAAGAGAAGGGGGCCTAAGAGATAAAATAGGATCTGAATTTAATAGTATTCGTGATGATCTAGGGGATAAAGATTTTGAACTCCCTTATAAAATGAGCGACAAAGAGATTAGAAGCATGGCAGAAGCCTCAGCTAAGCAAAAAATTGGCGAGCATGCAAATGAAGACAGTATCAAAATGTTTGAAGATTCCATTAGAAAAAATGGTGAACTAAAAGGAGGGAAATCTGTTTCAGCTCAAACATATTTTGACAATTACAGAAGCCTAGATCATGAAATTAGAGATGAAATTTACTATTTGAAAAAAAATCAGGGTAGATTAACGCCTGATGAAATAAAGGTTCAAAAGCGCAAAATTTCTGAAATGCAGCAAAAATTTCAAAACATGGAAAATATAATTTCAGAGCAGTCTAGCCCACAAATTATTGAAAGACTTAAAAAGGCCAAAGAAAGATGGGCCAATGAATACGCCCCTCTTACTACAGATCCACTTTTCAGAACAATGGTTGATAAGGGAAAGATTGACACCCCTGACATTATGGATGCAATTAGAGGCGATGATAAATCATCAACAATACTTAGCCGTTATTTTCAAACAAATCCAGATGCCGCAGAATTGCTTGGTAACTATCAATTTGCCGATAAACCAATGGATTTACAGAAACTTACCCCATACCAACAACAATTTATTAATCCTGAGTTAACTCCTCGCATTGCGAGACTAATTCACGATCAAGGACAAGCCATAGAAAACGTTGCCAAAGCAACGCAGCAATCAAAACACTTCGATGAAATCCGACAAAATGTCCTTGAACAACAAAAATTACACAATCAGCAATTGGCAGAAAGGCAAAAAATTGAAGCGCAAATCCCTAAATGGCAAACCCAAATTAAAGACCTAGAACATCATGCCGCATCACTTGAAAAGGAAATCAATACCAAGAAATTAACCGATTCTCAAGTTGCTGAGAAAAAAGCTAATATGGAGAAGGCAAAACATAAAGTAGATAAACTTAACAGCAGAATAGCTGCCGTTCTTAAATATACAGCCATAGGTGCGTTTATAAATCACGCTAGAAATGACGACAAGATAACTGGTTTGATCGAGGCCATTCGTAACCAAAGAAGATTTTGATTACCTAAACAACCAAACAAGAAATATGAGAAAAAATATTAGATTAAAATGCATGATAATTCTCCAAAATCACAATTATAAATAAGCTTATTTTTTTGTCAAGGTGTATTTAAAAAAGTTATAATAGTTTACAATTGCTATCCGTTAAACAAAAAGGAAAGGAAAATGATAGCAAACTTAAAAGATACTTATACTTCCGATGAAGTGCGGCTGATGATGCTGGAAGAGAAGCAGCATGGCGTCAGAGAAGACGTAAGAAAGTTATCGGATAAAATAGACAAAATTGATGTTAAAATTGATGGGTTAGAAAAGAAATTTGATTACAAAATTGACGCCATTGACAAGAAGTTCGACGCCAAAATAGACAAACTCTATTGGTTTCTTATAGGCTTATACGGTACAGCGGCCCTTGCTTTGTTAAAGCCATTTATATTTTTACACTATTAACAGAACTATGAAATTCAACCA